GCGATGTGTGTACTCGTTTGACAAAGCAATTCCGTGTTCTATTAACCATGCAAGATTTGGCATACTTGCAGCAGCCCATTGAGTACATGGATGATTACGAAATGCACCTTTAGATGTTTTGTAAGGTACACCATCTTTTTTCTTGAGTAGATCGTCACCCCAATTATGATACCAATGAGAAAAAATAATAGAAAGCATTTGACATGATTCTAATGGCATCTTGACAACATGCTTGTCAGGTAATACTTGTGCAGATGTTATTGGAGATGGATCAGTAACAAAAATATTCATTTGAAATTGAATAAAAAATCATTGACAAGACTTTCTGCTTTTTCTTGACCGAACTTACCTTTGAGATATCCACCTACAGGATCGAGTCTAGTCATATAAGCATCGAAGTCTTTGTACACACTTGTGTCGTTGTGTTTTGGTTTCTCTAATTGTAACATATTTTTGTACTTAGTCAAGTAATTCTTAAATGTAGATACATAAGCATCCACTTCTTCCATCTTACAATATCTAACAAATATATTTTCTGAAAAATGATTACCCATTTCAAAAAATCTATATTCTTTTTCTGCCTTTGGTAGATCATCAAAAGAAAGTAAATGATTTTCTACAGGATGTTGGAAATCAAATACTACGATCACTCTCTTCTCATTAAATGCCATCAAATCCATACCAAAACAGGGCAGATTACTGCCCGTCTTTGGATACAAAATATTATTATAGATACATGAGTTATCAGACCATATCTCAACCTCTCTTGATTTAATGAGATGTTTATTTGTATATGTTTTTGCTACAAGATGAGTTCCTTTACCTTCCCATGTAGCCCATGTTTCTTTTTCTTTTAATTTGATAGCATTGTTCAATGCTTTTTTATATTCTTTCCAAAGATTCATAATTAATATTCCAAAGGTCGGTCTTGAGATTTATACATATCGATCATTTCCTGATCGTTATCTGGTCTATCTTCCACTCTCCGATGTTTAACATACTTTAAATTTTTCCATTCACTTTCATAACATACTAACAAAACATGAATCATTTTGTGAGGATCATTTTTAGCATAGTTACAATAAGGTTTAGGTTTTACTCCTATTTCAATTGTAATATATCTTGAAGGAGTTCTCCATCCTCTTTTTGGTTCTGAAGGTTCTGCTTTAAAATAAACCCATCCTTCATGTTTCATTCCTAGATCCGTAGTCCAGATGACATAATCATCTACTTGTGGGTCATAGTGTTCCATCCTAAAGCCTCACTTACAATTGGGAACTCTCCTACAAATATACATTGAACTGCTCTCGCAACATCCATATGTTCTTTCTGTGTACCATGAGCAGAACGTAAGTCTATGTAATGTATCCATGAACGAACACTACCTGTCATGTAAATTCTGGTTGGTGTAGCAAGTGGTAAGACAAATCTAGCACATTCTTTTGCAATACCAGAAGCAAGAAGTTCATTATAGAGATCCATTGCTTCAACAAAATGTTCGGCAATTTTATATTGAAGATCTGCTTTCTTGTTCTTCGGTACATCATCTGTACTATTCTGTCGATTCTTATAGTCCTGATGTCGAAGATCAAACATAGGAATCTCTTCTGCTAACAGATTAGTGTCAGCATATCTTTGACTAAACTCTTGAAATGTAAAACTACGATGTCGTAATATTTGAGCAGCAAGACCTCTGGTGGTATTAATCTCCACCGTCATGTGTGCTTGTTCAAAAACCGACCAGTGACCGTGCTTTATGCAGTAACTTAATAAACCACTGACGTTTGGATTCTCTTGGTTCTTGGGGTTGCTGACTCTCGCTACATACCCCATCGTTTCTTCTGCCTTCGGAGTCACGCTTACCAGATTCACTTGATTCATACTTCTTTAATAGTTTGATTCTGTTTTGTATAAGTTTAGCATATTGAACGTCCGCTTTGGAATAAAAATGAGGACGTTCTTTATATTTTTTTATTAACTTCTTTGCTGCCTTTTTATCTTTCATTTCTTTTTCTTAGGAGGCGGTGCCTCGGTTTTAATCTTCCATAAATTAGGAGCAATTCTTCCTTCGGATTGTTTCATCCATTGGAAACCCTTTTTATATTTGTCATAGTAATGATCAAATATTTCTACTTGAGTACCAGCAACTGTGAGGTCGTGGTGAAGTGTTCCTGTATTGTCTTTTTTATAACAAACTAAGTAAGCGGTATAAGGTAATTTCTTATCTTGTGCTAACTTAGGATCACAATCTTCATGAAGTATTTTCATGATCTATTACCCCACTGTATGTCAGGGTATGCTTCATCTACACATGCTTTTGTAATCTTATATTTCTTTTGAAGATTACCATCTTTAATTAAACAAATTAGAGATGCTTCATCAGCATGTAAACCTTCAAGCATTTGAAGAAACATTCTTTCTCTTGTAGGTCTATTCAAAGTATCATTACCACCTTTTACAAAGTGATATAAATTACGATACTCTTGTAAGAGTCTTGTATGTTCAGTACCAGCTGGTGCATCATTAGGTGTAAATGGTACTTCACCTTCTGGAACCATACTAATAACACTACTATCGTAGTTCCATATTAAAACTGATGTTAAAGCATCTGTACGAAGTTGCTTTAATATTTCAATTTTTTTTGATTTTGTTTTTGCATTAGATACTTTCTGTAAGACTTCAGAAAGTAACATTTGGTTTTTGTCTAAATCGGCCATTTTAAAAGTCCTCCAAGTTATTCATTAAAGACACCAATTTGTGTTCGACAAAATAGTCAACAGACAACTTTGTTTTATCGTTACTATTTAACGATGTAAATTCATTGAGAATTTGAGCTCTTAAATCATCTGGAATACATTCCAAATCTATAAGAGTCTTATTCCTTTCATAGTTATCAAGTTTCTCTTTAGTATTACAGAACACAGATGGATCAGCATAGATCCATTTTTCTAAGTTCTTTTTACTAATAGGTCGTTGCCTTTTATTTGTCACAAATGTATCACCAGCAGACAAGAAGTTTGGTATTCCATCACTTCTATCTCCCTTGATGATATGTTCTGCAATATACTCTGTAGGATTAAAATCTGCTACAAAAGTTTTTTGCAAAGGATTATACTGAGTTACAGTATTGAATTTTTTTAGTTGAATAAAATCTTTATCGCCAGATAAAATAAGAATCTTATCTTGGGGATATGTTTGATGTAGATGCTTACATAAAGCACTGATAATATCATCTGCTTCAGCACCATCTACCTCCATTACAATGTAAGGAAGGTTGTTCCTTATCTCGTCACGGATTTTATTCAAGATTTCAAAGATAGCATTCCAATCATGATTAGATTTTTCTCTATCTTTTTTTCTATTCTGTTTATAGTAGGGAAAATAATCCTTCCTCCAATAGTGTTTACTATCGTAGCAAAGAATCATATCGCCGTAGTCTTCTCTAAATTTTCTATTGTAAGATTTTAGAGAGTTCAATACCATGTGACGAACTAGATTTTCATCAAGTTTTTCGCCAACTTTTATTTGCATCATCAGATTACTGATCATGCATTGGTTCATGTCAACGAGAATCATAATTACTCTTCTTCGAGTTCCTCTTCCTCTTCTGGTTTATCAAACATTACTGTTAAAAGCTCTGTCCGATCTACAGTGCCATCCTCATTTAACATCTCAGGATGAGATATAGCTTTTGCATATGCAGCATTATCAATATAAGAATCTACATAGTCTTTTACTATCCAGCTTACAAGTGCTCCTACAAAAAAAGCTCCTATAGTCAATAGTACAACTATTGCGGTTAAATCAATCATGGCGTACCCCAATCTGTAGTTATTTAGAGAGGAGAAGATATTTCCTAATCAGTATAACACATGAATGTTAAACTGTCAAACGTTTCTTTTTATTTCCATGTCATCTAAACCTTTAACTTCAGATGGCGTAGTGGTAATAATAGTAGTGGGTTTATCTTCTTTCTCCCATGCGTCCACTATATTTTTTGCTTGTATATCTACATCTCTCATTGTATTTTCTATTTTAATATCTATCCACTTCTGTTTTAACCACTCGATAATACCAAGCAATAAAAATGAGATGGGGAAGCGTTGCTTCTTCGCCCACCTCTCTGCCTTTGCATACCAAGGATCTGTACCTTCGCCAAATTGTTTTTCAAATTCAATTTTCATAATATTGCCTTCATTATATACTCTGTGCTTAAAACTGGATCGTTACCTAGAAGATCTAATTGTAATTCATCAGCATCCACATACACATCTTCTTTA